AGTTCGCAACGTCAGTTCTTACTACAGGCAACACAGAGATACGCGGCAAAGATAGAAATAGCAACAGACTATCTAGCAAGCCGTCAACTCTCGGTAGAAGAGGCAAACATCTTTCATCTGGGGGTGGTAGACGAACCTCTCCCAGGGCATGAGCCTTACAAAGGCAGGCTTGCTATCCCATACATTACACCATCAGGTGTAGTTGATTTAAGATTCCGTGGTATGAATGGTGAAGACCCTAAGTACATGGGATTGGTAGGTGCTAAGACTACCATGTTTAATACGCAAGCCTGTTTTGCTGCAGACAAATACATTTGTATCACCGAAGGTGAGTTCGATTGTATTATGATGTCAGTTAAAACAGAACACCCAACTGTCGGTATACCAGGTGCTAACAACTGGAAGCCACACTATGTTAAGATACTAGATGACTTTGAAACAGTCATTGTCTTGGCAGATGGAGATGCAGCAGGGCTAGAGTTTGGCAAGAAAATCAGTAGAGAGTTAGGTAATGTCAACATTATCAGTATGCCTGATGGCGAAGATGTCAACAGCATGATGATTAAACAAGGAAGTGAGTGGCTAGATGAGCGAATCAGAGAATGCATTACCGCTGGATGATACCTTCTGGGACCATGTGCAACACATGGATTTTGCAGTGGCTATACCAGTATCTGAAACTAGAATGTTAGATATTATCAGTGCCCTGCATGACATATATGAAACTATATGTAATGGTGAAACAGATGAAGCAAAGATGTGTGTTACTGCGTTGGCTGCAATTATAGTAGCCAGCAAGTATGACAAGGCAGAAGAAGTTTGGGAAGAGTTCTCAGTTAAAGAAGCAATGTTTAACTTTGACAAAAACATAAAGGATATATTAGATGAAACAACCAAGTGATGCATTTAATATTACACAAGAACTATATGAAATTCTAGTTAAAAAGCATGCCGACTACGGTCCTATGAACATATCAGGCGCACCTGGTGGCCCAATGAATGGGCTACGTGTGCGTATGTATGACAAACTTGCACGACTTAACAACCTAGTAGATAGTGGAGACACGCCGAACTACGAATCCATTGAGGATACGCTCATTGACCTAGCAAACTATGCCATAATAGGATTGCTAGTCCAGCGCGGACAGTGGGAAGGTATCCCGAATGGAGAATAAATGTGAAGAGAGTCGTAGTCTTATCTGACTTACAGATTCCTTATCAAGATAATAAGGCCGTAAACGCGACCTTAGATTTCATACGTGATTATAAACCTGATGAACTCTGGTGTGTTGGTGATGAACTAGATGCACCCGAACCAAGTCGTTGGAACAAAGGCATGGCAGGCGAGTACGCAGAAACATTGCAAGACAGTATAGATTTAACACACGAACTAATGGCTAGTTACCGCAAGGCTTTGGGTAACAAGCCATTTTACATTCAACGCAGTAACCACACTGACCGCATTGATACTTACATACGCAAGTATGCACCAGCATTCATGTCTCTTAAGTCATTAGAGATTGAAGAACTGTTAGGCTATGGCAAGTTAAAGATTAATTACTTACATAAGATGCACGAGTTGTTACCTAACTGGGTAATGGCACACGGTGATGAAGGCGCACTTAACCGTGCACCTGGAGCCACTGCATTAAACTTAGCAAAGCGATTAGGTAAATCTGTAGTGTGTGGACATACACATCGTGTAGGTTTGCAACATGAAACATCAGGATTCTATGGAAAAACCAGTACTTTATACGGGTTAGAGGTGGGTCACATGATGGATATTAAACAGGCATCTTACCTTACATCAGGTTCTGCCAACTGGCAACAAGGCATAGGCATACTAGTAGAACACAACCGCAAGGTTGTGCCATTCGCAGTACCTATTGTTGCTGGTGAGGTAATCATTCCATAATGAATTACATTGAAGAATATAATATGTTAGTACAGCAACTCGCATCTGAGTATTCAAAGCGTTACACTATGATAGAACGTGATGACATAGGTCAGGAGTTGTGGGTATGGTTTGTTGGACATCCCCGTAAGTACAAAGAGTGGTCAGCATTAGAACAAAAAGATAAAGATAAAGTAATTGCTAAGTCACTACGCAACGCAGCACTTAAGTTTTGTGAACGTGAGAAAGCAAAAAAGGTTGGGTACGATACATCTGACCTTTACTATTATGATGCATCAGTAGTCGAAGCGTTTCTTCCTTCTATCATAGGAGAAACGTATGAGATACCAACCAAAATACAAGACTTAAACTCTAAGTTTGGTAGCAGTGTTGCTTCGGATGGCAACAATTGGTTGTCATTGCGTTCAGATATAGCAAAGGCTTTTAACAGATTGTCTGAAGGCAAACAAAATATATTACGTTTACGCTTTAGCGTAGACTCACCTGACTGGACAGCATTGTCTAAGGATATGGATAGCACACCTGATGGTGCGCGTATGAAAGTACAGCGTGCAATCAATTCTTTAATTAAATATCTAGGAGGATGGAAACCATACTATGACCAAGACACGCAAGCCCAACAAAAACCAGATGAATCCGAGTCGGATGAACCAACAGACACCACCGATGGACCCGAAGAGGAATGAAGGTATCATGTTGTGTTGGTGTGATAACGGTACAACAGATGGTAAGTTTACTGAAGGTGTGGTCTATGCTGTACTAACATCAGGCATTCCTCTTAAGTCAGCCATGCGTGTACAGGGTAATCAGATAGGACGACAACGCCAGAATGCGTTGGAGCACTGGTATGATAACTCAACATATGATTGGATTCTATGGGTAGATAGCGATATAGTTCTTACTGAAGAAGCCCTACAAAAAGTATGGGCTGCAGCAGATAAGAACCTGCGACCAGTAGTAACTGGTACTTACTTTATCTCTAAAGAAAATGAACGTTCACTCATGGCTCCATACCCTGCTGTATTTAATTGGACGGATAGTGATTATAAAATTGCATACCTACACCCACTACCCAAAGATGCACTTGTCAAAGTTGGTGCAGCAGGATTTGGATTTGTCCTTATGCATAGAAACGCAGTCAAGCAAATGCGAGATGTGCTTGGAAAGACAACTTACTTTAATGAAACAGGAGTTGGAGATGAGTTTGTATCAGAAGATATTAACTTTTTCAGACTCATGCATAAAGCAGGAGTCCCACTTTACTCTCATACAGGAGCCACTGTTCAACACATGAAACGCTTTTCATTAGATGTTGCATACTATAAGTTCTTCTGGGAAAATAGTGAATGACCTTCAAGGTATACCTGCTTTTGCTTGTATATGTGGTTGCAAAATGTTTAAGATTACAGTAATGTGGGATGAAGAAACCAGAGCAGTTGGCTGGTATGATTTAAAACAAGAATGCATTGAGTGTGGTACCTTAACTACTGCACCTACTGAGATAGATGGATGTGAGTAATGCCTAACTATGATTTCAAATGTAACTTTTGTAGCGCAGTGGTGGAAGTACAAGACCCGCTCCCGCCAGTCTGTTCTACCTGTAGCAACACAATGGTACGTATCTGGACAGCACCAGCCATTAAGTTTAATGGCTCAGGATTCTATAGTACAGGAGGGTAAAGATGATAATGTTCATAGCATGGACTAGTTTTTTTGCTGGTTGGTTTGTATGCTGGATTCAATTTAGGAAATGGAAGTAATGGAAACCTTTATCGAAACACCTAACTGTATAGGAACTGACCCTGATTCCTTCTTTACTGAAGAAGGTAGCGGTACATACACTAATATAATAATGTTAAAGAAAGTATGTGGCAACTGTGCTGCAGTTAAAGAGTGCCTTGACTATGCGCTACGTCATGATGTCAAAGGATACTGGGGCAATACAAATGAAAACCAACGTAGTAAGATACGCAAACAACTTAATATAATACCGCGTCCGTTGTACCAAGATTACTAGGAGGAAACATGGAACTATATCTATCCATAGCATTGGGTATCTTTATAGGTGAGATAGGCAAGAAGGCCATTCAACAAGTTGAAGACTGGTGGTGGAAGTTCAAGCACCGTAACAACCCACCATCACCACTAAGCAAGTGGCTGACCACTATAGATGAAGAAGATACTATCTAGAAATAGAAAAAGAACCCCACCCCCTGTGTTAAGGCAGGGGAATGGGGTCTTCTAGTCTCTACGGGGCTGCTAGGCCCCTTAAATGGGTACTACTTCTTGGCTGGGAATACGTCCTTTGGATTAGCCCAGCGCATAAGCACAGGGATAATGGCTGCAACGCCAGCCTTGGCTAGGTCAGATGGGTCAGACTTGCCAATAGCCATAGCAGTTACCACACCAGTAATAAAGGCACGGATGTATGTGCCAGCAATAGTTGTTAATGCGTCTTTGTTCATATATGTTCCTTACGTAGGTTGAGTTTGATTATCAAGGCTTCTGCCTCATCGGGAGTACATGCCATCTCAAAATGCATCTCATCTTTACGGGACTTGTATGTACCGCCCCATTTGACCTTATACTTATTACATAAAATGTTAATCATCTTCATTTGATTAGCATTGAATGTGCCTGCCTTGCCAAGTGGATGCTTGTTTGAGTTTAAGTCCATTGCACTACCAGAGGCGTGATTAGATAAGCCAGTAGTCTCGCCCCTTATAGGGCGATAGGCATAACTCCAGTCGTCAAATGTACCACCGTCAAGTTTTTCTACATTGACATGAAACTCTGCAGCAAAGGCTGCTAGTATAGGACCAGCAATCTCATTACACTGTAGTTTTATATCAGTACCTTTTACTTTAAAATGTTTGATGCCAATAGCATTTGGGTCTTTACTTGCAACCCAACCATTAGCACTATGCTCAGTCATCATCTTCATCTTCCCATTCTGATGGGTCTACATTAGGTGTGGGCAATCCCCACTGTGGCTCAGGTATAATGAATCCCATTACAGTTCTGCCTTTGCTTTCATAACTTCAACATCAATCTTAATAAGGTTTTGATTGTTAATTAATTGGTCAACTTTGTTGATTAAACCCGTATGTCCATCGTTATACAATGCATATTCAATACGCGCTAACTTGTCTTCAATTGCTTCTGTATGTTTTTTAATTGTATGTTTGGCAATCATAGAAATACCAGTAAGCAATGCGGCAACAACAAAAAAATATGAATAAACAATTGTAGCGATATCGGATGACATGTTATACCGTTCTGATAGTAAGAGTAATGATTCCGCCATACCCAGTCAGACGTTTATCTGGTGGAGTAACATCGGTAAATTTTACTTCTTCAATGAGGCACTGGCGCAGTTCGCCAGTGCGGAAGTCTTGCCAAATAACAACATCACCGTTTGCTTCCGCATTCTCTAATGCTGCAAGTCTTTCAATTGCCCTACCTTCGTATCCAATTGTTGAGTTGTACTTGTCTGTTTCAGTATCAAAGTTCAACAATGGAATAGTAATTAAACGTGTACGTGGAGTAGCAGGTACCGCTTTGAGTTGATAGCCCTTAAAAACTGAACCTAATGTAGCATCATTTGTATCTCTATATATAGTAAAACGTAAACCAATAGCATCCTGCGCACCTATTGGTTGCGATAGTGTAGTTTCTGGACTACCAACTACATTATCAAATGTTGCTACATCATACAAGTTGTCGTATATATCCCTAACCTGCAATGCCATAGACCCATAAATAAAGTTACCGCGTGCAAGCACGCGCTTAAAGTTCTTAGGTTCTAGTGTGTTAAAGCGGATAAGCCCTGTTTCTATATGACCGCTTGTGCGTAAGGTTGCACCTTCTATATAATTGTATCCATTATTTGAGGTATTGGCAGTAGTTGCAAGTGCAAGTTTGTTAGTATCACCAGTAAAACAACAGGCTGTAGTTATGTGTGATACCAATGAGTCATCGTCATACGATATATCATTAGCATATGCAAACCTAAGTGTCTCAAGTTCATTGCCTAAATCTATACGGATAAGTCCAGGGTTACCATCAACACCAGTAGCACACCAAATAAATCTATCTTGTGAGGTAAAGTCATAGCAAGGCTGGCTTGTTTCTACAATTAAAGGACCATATTCTAATGAACCATCAGATTGTATACTGGCTATACGTATACCTTTGCTAGTACCTATGCATACATACCCAAGATAATAGTATACTTTGTAAATCTTTTCACCTACTGGCATTTCTGCTGTTGTAATAGCAGATGTAAGTGTAGGCATTGAACCACTAGTAGTGTCTAGCACAAACCTAAATATAGAAGATTGAATACCATTGTATCCTGCTACATAAATAGCATTACCTGATTCACATATACTAGTAAATGTATAACTAGTATTAGGATGGGTATAAACATTAACAGCAGATGTTGATGAAGTTGCTTTTGTAGGTATTTCATAAATTTTATTATTAGCAGCAAGCACAAGGCGGTGCTTAATATATTCAATAGCAGCATTAGCAACTGTTACACCAGTAGTTGTAAACATAACAGTAGGTGCTACACCTGATGTAGCACTTAATGTTTTTTTATTCATCTCTAAAATACCAGACGCAGTATCATTAGTTACCCAATAAGCAGATTCACCATCATCACATAAAGCATAGACAGGGTCATCAGTGCCAGATGTATATGTAACCCAGTTAGTTACGCTACCAGCCTCATCAATACGATAAATCTTAAATCCATCATGTAATAAATAAGCATTAGTTGTGCCATATTTAATACCACGCATAGTTTGTGTTGGTCTTTGAGTTGTTGTATTAATTTGCGACACCATCTGTTGACCCCTAGTAACAGAATTTAACAATGTTGCTTGCCCTGCTGTCCATATATCAATACCGTGTGCTTCTCTAACACGGTATGAGTTAGATGAAACTGTTGGCGAATATGGGTTTGCTAGTGGGTCATAGAATGTTATACCATCACCTGCATGGAAAGAAGATTGCGAACGCAACCACCATGAACTAAGTGATTGCTCACCTGGGTCACGTTGTGAATCAAATTGTTGCTTTCTAAATGGTGCAGTTACGCGCTCATAAGGGCGCGTATCATTAATAGCAGTTAGAAACGGAACACCAGCAATAGCACAGTCATATGCGTTGCCAGTATTCTGCCAGATAGTTCCAGTATTAAGGCCGATGTCAACGGCAATTGCTCTGCCTGACCGACCTTCGGTAATATCTCTAGCCACTAGTGCTCCTTAATATAGTTGTTCTTCTGCTTCATCTATAGCATCATCTATATCCCGCGCAAGCGGGACTAACTCAGTTAAGAGTGTGTTCACTATTAGTTAACTTCTACTGCTGGTTCTTCCACTACTGGCAATGCAGCCAGTTCTTCTGAGTAAACAGCAATTAGATTATTAAGAACTACTAAAGCATCATCAGATGATTTGATAATAACTTCGTTATCTCTAGAAACCTTTTTGTTTAACTCATGTTGATACTTTTCAGTAGCAAATTGAGTTAATTGTTTTTCTAAAATTAAACGCTTTTGTTCTGTTGATAATAACTCTGACATTGTATTCTCCTTATTAGTTTAAGTTTGATTATGACTGCATTGTGACCCAGTTGGTTCCATCGCCAACTAGAGTTACCCATGAACCAGCAGTTGCTGGAAGAATTGCGTTACCCAAAGTTGCAGAGTTAATAGGGTACACGTTTGAAGATGCACTTGTTACAGTAAATGCAGCAATGTTTTTTATTACAATAACACGCCCAGCGTTTGTTGAAACTGGAAGGGTTATTGCAAATGTTGCTGTGCCGTTACATATAATATAGTTTTCAGTAGTACCAACAGTAAAAGCACCAGTTTTGGTTACAGGTGCTGTTGTTCTTAACACTCCTGGTATTTTAAAATCTGTTGCATCTGCTCTAATACTAAGACCTGGAATACGAAATACTGTTGATGCTGATGCACCGCCAAGTGTTATTTCCTGTGATACAGTTGATGCACTTGGTGTTGCACTAGAACCAATAACAATATTTCCAGAACCACCTACAAATCCACCAGCATCTGTACCAATTACAACATTTTGCCCACCAGTTGTACCCGCGTTTGCTCTTGCACCAATAGCAATATTTTGAATACCAGTTGTATTTACTAAACCAGCACTCAATCCAACAGCAATATTTTCAGTACCTGTAAAACCTGCAGCAGAAAGTGCACCAGAACCAATAGCAACAGAACCTGTTGAAGCATTTGATGCAGCATTAAGCGTGTTATATCCAATAGCAACCATATCGGTATTAGTAGTTGCAGTTTTTAAAGTATTAATGCCAATTGCTACGTTTCTTACACCAACAGTATTTCCAGTTAAAGCATCTACTCCTATTGCTAAATTGTTAGCACCAGTTGTATTGCTATCAAGTGCAGTGCCACCAATATCTATTGCTAAGTTAGATGCAATGCTTCCAGCACCAAGATAGGTTGCTCCTGCTCCCCAAGATGATGCAGTTCCATTAGTGGTTAAATATTTACCTGAGTTACCAGTTTGGCTTGGCACTACATATACTGTTGAATCAGTAGCAACTAAAGTTTTAGATGTAGGAATTGTTGTTGAGTTGATTGTTAAACCATTTACGTTAGCAACGGTTGCACCAGAACCAATAGATGTGCTTCCAAGAGTAGGTGCTGAATAACTAGAAGTAGTATTCCAGGCAGAACCAGTCCAATAATACAATGTATTACTTGTACTATTCCAATAGGTTGCACCAGTAGTCAAGGCTCCGCCTTGGTTATCAAGAGTAGGGGCAGTAGCCTTAGCACCTAAATACTTTTGGTCAAAACTTGTAAATGAAGCAGCAGAACTTGTGGCTGACGTAGCAGCAGAAGTTGCTGATGTAGCAGCAGCAGTTGCAGAGGCTGCAGCAGATGTTGCGCTAGTTGCAGCACTGGCTGCTGATGTAGCAGCAGCAGCAGTAACAGCATCTGTATATGTTTTAGTTACAGCATCAGTTCCTGCAGTAGGTGTACCAAGATTTGTAATCTTGTAGGTACCAGCAGATAGGTCAGAACCTAATGTTTTATTAGAAAGCGTTTGAGTTGCTAGTGTTCCCACTACAACACCACTAGTGGCTACCAATCCATGAACAGATGACGATGCTTCTGTGTGGGCATTGGCCTCACGAAGGTCACGACCAGTAATCATATGGCGCACAGTTGCGCCTAGTGAGTGGTCTTGTGCAGTGCTAACAGCATCAACGCTACGTGTTATATTAAATGTGTTGCTAGATGCTGAGGTAATATCTACAATTTCTTCAAGAGAAGTATCTGGGTCAATTACAACTGTAAAGGTAGCACCAGCGGTAATAGATGCAGGGTCAACAGTTGCTAACAGATTGCTTGCAGATGCAACAGCCATGACTGTAGCACCAGAGGTGATTGCACTAGTAAGGGTGGTTTGCTGTGAACGGGAAGTATATTTACGGACTGTCATCTATTTACCTATCGGCTATAGTGGATGCGGGTTGGGTACTGCAGTTTTTGTTTTAAAGATTCTTCTTCAAGGCGTTGTAAATACAACCCTTGCAAGTTTTTAGTTACGTTAGTTCCTACACCATATGGTCGCTTAACATCTAACTCATCTGCTTGTGGAGAACTAATAGATATACGTGCTGGGTCTATGTAAGAAGACAAACGCCAACTAGCACCATAGATAATTACATCTCTCATAGATGCTGGTAAACCAGTGACTGCTTCAAAGTCATCTGCATTGTTTGTCATTAGTCCAGGGATATGAGCATAGATAATGTTCATTGTTCTACCTGGGAGAATGTTGTCATATACTGATACAGATTTACCAGTAGGAAAGGCTGTTGTATAAGCAAGTGGGTCCCAACGCCATTGGCGTATAGGTAGCCATTCTTTAGTTGGTCCAACAGACTGCCATGCCATTGATAGAATCTGGATAGCATCTGCAGGAACAGGATATGTAGTACGGCTGGCTAAGAAAGATACAGCGGTTGAACCTGTAGCAAATACCTTTGGATAAACTGAATTAACTGTATCATTAATTGCACGCTTAACTGCTACTCGTGGATAAGTAGGACTAATAGTAATCTTAGAATTGACATTATGCGCAGCAGCAGTAGTTGCATTGTAGCCACGCCCAAACGGGGCGATAGTAATAGTATTTGCTTGACGGTCATATGAATCAACCCACATCATTTCATCATCAATTTCAATAATACCTTTACCAAGGTTATCAGTTGTTGCTACAGTAATAACTAAATCACTGCTTGTAATAGGAGCAGTTAGGTAAGTTACACGGTCTTGACGATAAGTAAAACCTGAAAGGTCTAATTGAATATCATCTACTAAGTTATTAAATGTTGTCATTAGTTAGGTATCGTCCTTAATGCTGTGACTAGTTCAAGATATTTACGTGGGTCCAAGATTCCAGCACATTCATTAGCAGCAGCATTATGTCCTTTGTATTCTGAAGGGGGACGTAATGGGTCCATCTTGTAATTTAACGCTCTAACTAAACCAGTTCCGTTTTCAATTGCAGGAATAGTTTGTTGAGCAAAAGTAATGTTGTCAGTTCCAATTACAATGTTACCAAATTGACCAGTACCATTTGTTGTGATTCTAAATGTTTTACCAGCATATGTAGAACCAGTATCTATTTTTACATAATCGCCTTTATTAACCATGTTCATGCGAGTACCATTGTCAGCATTAGTTGAGCGAGTAATAACCCATTTAGTTGAAGCACTACCAGCATTTGTTACTGTATAAATACCATTAGTTTTAGCATCTGTATTTTGCCAATAAAGAACTTGTTCTCCAACAAGCATAGTATGACCATCAACTACTAAAGCAGCATTTGCTGGTGCTGTAATAGTTGCACCCACACCTGTGCCGCCATCAGCACCAGTTGTACCTGCAGCATATACACCAGCAGTAGGTGCAGTTGTAGCAGCATGTACTGTGCCATGCCAGTTAAGAGCAGCCCAGTCAACTGAACCACCATCTTCATCTAAGTAAGATGTGTATGGTGGGTACTCTCCACCATTGGCAAGACGATTAATTTCATCACGAACTGTAGAACCAGGACGACCATATAAATTATATGTTGTTCCGTTATATACTGCAGTAGTGTATACTGTCATTTCTTTCCTTTGTTTCGTGCGCTAATGGCAGCGGCTTTCTTCTTAGCATCTGCTTTTGATGATGCCCCCCACGCTTGAAGCGATAGCAACAAGCGGGTGGGTTCACCATTAGGTTTACGTTCTGGTCCAGGCATACCACCCATGCGAGCAAGAAAACTTGCTCTACGTGGGTTGTCACCAGCCTTGACAGGTGGCTTAAGGTTTGAACCTTGAGCCTTAGCAGATGCACGTCCCTTTGCATTTAAACCACCCGTAGGTGACTTGCCTTCTTTACGTTGCCATGCTGGTGATTTAGCCATTATTTTCCCTTAACCTTTTTCAAATTAGGATTTGCTTTTTTAGCCGCTGGGCTTGCTTTGCGTGTAGATGATGCAAGGATTGCACCAGCAGATTTCATAGAGACACCGCTTTTTTTAGCAATACTTTTTTGTGCAGCCTTAAAACCCATACCCTTAGCCATTATTTTTCCTTAATCTTTGTAAACATCTTTGCCATATTTGTTTCGCAAGATTTTTAACATTGCTTTATCTTGCGGTGTCATTTTAGGCATTAATTTTTTAGGGTCAATTGTTTTGGCAACTGAACCTTTAACAACTGGCTTCTTAATAGTAGCCATAATTAAATCTTACGTCCACCTGCAGGCTGTGTATACACACCCTGAATTAACTGTGATGGACCATTAGCAGTTCCTCCGCCTGAACGTGGTGCTGAAATATTTGGTGTTCCTGGTCCTGGTTTAGATTTATTAATTGCATTAACAGATGACTTGTCTGTTGCTGCGCTACGCTGCTTGGCTGGGATTACGAGTCCAGCACCAGTTACGTTTGAGTTCATGTATTCATTAGCCATTTTAGTTTCCTTTTCCGTATGGTGGTGGTACATCAAAGCCCTTAATAATGTCGGCACTCTGACCTTCAGCAACGCGAACCGTTGCCTTAACTGTTACTGCTAGTTCATTTCCATTGGCGTCAACGCCACATCCGCAATAAGCGCACATATTATTACCCCTTCTTATTTTTCATAATCTTCATGCGAAGAGCCATGTCCATCTTTTTATCTGCTTTAGCAGATGGCTTCTTCTTATCCATTGCAACGTCAGCCTTCTTAAAGGCTGCCTTTTGAAATGGCTTCATGCCCTTCATTGTTTTCATATCTTGTTTCTTATCTGACATTGCAGACTTTTTTGCCATTGCCATTAGGCTATTCCTCTCAGTGGCGAACTTGCATCATAGGCGATACCTGTTCGGTTACTTACGTCAATTGATTTTTGTATAGCCTTAGTGCTAGTACCATCTGGCTGAATGCCCTGTGCTCTAGCCTGCTTATACAAATCTAGTTCTTTGTCCCACTTCTTTTGAGTGGTACCGCTTGCAATAATGTTTCCTGCTGAATCGCCTGTTGCTAGTTCAAGTGTTGCAACCTTGCAACCAAAACAACCTTCAACAAACTCTGGGTGCTTTTGTATTTGATGTAATCCCATTACCCTATCCTTACGTTTGCCCCAAAGCCTTGGTCTGTTAACTCTTTATATACTCCAGATGTAATCTCATACTCACGTCCACCTAAATAAAACAATTCAGCAGCCTTCATAACATCTTCTGTTGGGAATGCTGTTTGTGACCAAACACCATTTATGCGCATCAAAGATTCGCCACGTTCTAAACGATAACGAATAAATAATCTACCACCGCCTGCTGGCCCGTACTCCACCGTAGGTGGCTTAAGATAGTATTTAGTCATTAGTCTCCTTAGTTGACTCACTCCGCAGCAGGGAGCACGTGTGACCCCTGCTGCAGCGTCAATAAACTATTAGTAGTTAATTGAAGAAGAAGTCTCTACACGGTAGAGTGCTTCATCACGGTAGATAGCGTGACCAAGTACGCCGTACCATCCAAGTGGACGGTGACGCATTAACTTGTCAACGACTGGTCCAATAACAACATGTGGCTCTTCTGCGACTGCTTCGGCAAGTGCCTGCTGTCCAGCAAAGTATGTGTTATAAACATTTGTCTCGTGTGAGAATGTAACAGATGCACCAGATGTAATTGTTGCAGAAGTAACTGGTGTGCTGATTGTTACAGTTCCAGTTCCAATTGCTGTTACGTTGGCACCTGTTGGTACACCAGTTCCACCCATCAAGTCAGATAACAAAATACCTGATGTAGATGTAACCGAGATTACTGTTGCACCAGATGCTGCAAGAGCAGTGGTTGTTGTTGTTGATGTTGACTTAGCAGCACCAGTGAAATCATTGTATAGACGTGGTGATTCAACATAGAATGCACCTTCGTATGTACCGATTTCTCCAGCCCAGATAGCATCGTTGCTCTGGTACTCATGTGGCTGACGCCATGAACCAACACCAGTCTCAGCACGAAGGTCGTGTGAAACTTCAGGGTGGATACCTGCCCAGTAAAGTGAACCCTTACGTGGGATAGCCTTGTTAGCACGCAACTTAGCAGTGACCTTACGGGCAATTGCTGAAGTAAATACATCAGAAGATGTTAGAGTTGCTGTTGAAGTACGTGTTCCACCGTATAATACGTTAGCACCAGTACGTAGAACATTCTGTGCAACATCATCAATTGAGTCTGCCATGTTGAACGCAATGATGTTAGCAATTGCTGGGTCTACATCAGCAAGGCTGAAGAGTTCCAAAGCACGTGTAACAAGTACTGCGTTACCATACTCAGCAAGAGTAATGGTTGTGTATGTAGGTGTAGCAAGTGCTACAGCATCTGGGTCTGTCTGCTCTGTAAGAGTAGTAATCTGCTTTGTTAGGTCAACGTAACGTTGCAAAACAACAGATGAACCAGGGATGCTTTGACGTGCAGGTGTCTTATCGGCAACTGAACGGATTAGTGGTTGTGCACGGAGTGCGAACTCGATTAGACGGTCATACGCCTTTTGTACGAGACCAGCACCACCT